AGAGCGAAAGCAAAGGCTATTTCTGCAAGGAATAAGAAGTGAAGCGCAGAAAGGGTCTGCTGGACGAGCCAAAAGAGACGCTGCAAGACATGATCGCGGCATATCAGAGAAATATTGGTGAGCCTTTTGCAAATGTTGTAGGCCCGTTTTCGCGTGGTTTGTTAGGTTTAGAAAAACCTGTGTACGGTGAAGAGCAGGCTTATAGAACTGGTCAAGCTGTAGGCAACATGCCTGCGGTTGTTGCTCCTGTTGGGGCGGTTAAAGCTGCAATGCAAGCGCCGGAGCTATTTTCTGCGCTTGGTGTCATTGCTCCAAAAGGATTAAAAAAGATTCGGGATATTGCCCCAGGCGAAGTCAGTAAACCAGGAGCGTCAGGATTCGATCCAAGGTTTGATCCAAGAGCTAAGGAACAACAAAGACTAACTGAGCTTAAGACTACTGTTGAGCCAACTGCTAATTTAAATGTTCCTACTGTAAATCTTGCCAATTATGAAGGCTACCCTTTTATTACTTCAATGGCAGACAGATCAGCAGCCGGAGGGCTTCTTACATCTATTAACGACATTCCTTTGAAGCGTCCTGTAGAGTTACAAGGCGGTCAAGACTTTATGTTTGTTAATCCAATGGCATGGGCTTCCGGTAAAGGGCCAGTTGGTCAGATCATGCGTTCTTCTGAAATTGTTAAGGAAGTTACTGGCAAAGACCCTCTGTATATTCCTTGGCGTATGGCTCCAACTGGTGGGGATTTTGCAACTTTTACGGGCGAAACAATGCTTTCGTTTGCCGAATCTGCATTAGGGAAAACCCAGAAAAAAGCCGTTGACAAGAAAATTAAAGAGATCATTCCTGCTTGGCCAGGATTGGATGCGACGAATAGTTTAGAGGTTTACAGAAACACGCCTGATGCTAAAAGAAAGCAAATCAAGAACATGCTTGATGTTGAGTTCAGGGATTTAGGTGGGTTAGGTCTTGGCGAAGCTAGGCTTGCCGTGACAGATCCAAAGCAACTGCAAGGCTTCGACACTCAAATTATGAATGTAGGTCAAATAAGAGCCGGAAACCCTGTTATTCAGCAGTCTGGCCATTATTCTTACCCTTATGGTGTTCCTGGCGAAGGTGTTGGTAGAGTTGACAAAGACATTGGTATCTTTGAACTGTTGCCGAATGTTGTTGAGGCAAGGAATATTGCAGACCCTACAAAGCCTGCTGCAACTGATATTCGTGCGTTGCAGATGAAGCCTTATGCAGGACTGTTAACAGAAGAACTTTTAAAGAGGTTGGGGTACTAATATGAAGGCGGTAATCAATACTGACGTTGATATTCCATCTGAGTTGTTTGAAGTTCTATGTCTATTTGAGACGTATTGCTCTGTAACAGGGAAACTAGAAACAACAGAGGAAGAGGTCAAAGAGTGGGTAAAGGCGCGATCAGACTCTGATGTTGCGGATCAATTCAAGCCTGAGTATATGTACAGTTAACTGTTGCACAGTAACAACATATGGACAACAAACTATTGCAAGATGCTGATAGAAGGCTACCTCCTGCTGCTGGCATGGGTAGGGCCAAGGGAGTGCCTAACAAGAGCACTGCAGCGGTGAGAGAGGCTATCGCTAAGATGGCAGAATTAAACGCACCAAGGTTCTCTAACTGGCTAGACCAAGTAGCCGCAAAAAGCCCAGAAAAGGCTTGCGATATTTACTTGAGGGCTATCGAGTACCACATACCTAAGCTAGCAAGGACAGAGGTAACGGGTCAGGACGGGCAACCAGTTGCTTTGCAAGTCACATGGGCGCAACCAGAATAATCATTCCGTATGCACCGCGAGCGCAACAGCTTCAGATCCACCATGCGCTTGCAGATAAGCGATTCGGGGTTGTTGTGGCTCACCGGAGATGTGGGAAATCGGTTAGTGCCGTTAACCACATCATCAAGTCCGCGATAGAGAATCAACGCGAGGCTCCCAGATATGCGTTCATCGGGCCTACTTATTCTCAGACCAAGCGAGTCATCTGGGACTACCTCCTCAAGTTTACCGAGCCCCTTAACGCCACTGCCAATATTGCAGAACTTAGGGTTGATTTCTGGGGCAGACGTATCCAGCTTGCGGGGTCTGATAACCCAGACTCTCTTAGAGGACAGTATTTTGATGGCGTTGTATTCGACGAGTTTGGCGACCAGAACCCTAAGATATGGTCGGAGGTGGTTCGTCCGGCCTTATCAGATCGGATGGGATGGGCACTCTTCTTGGGAACCCCAAAGGGAAACAACCACTTTAAGACCCTGAGAGACCATGCAGAGCAGCATAACGATTGGGCCTTGCTGGAGTTCCGAGCATCCGAGACAGGTCTTATCCCTCAGACTGAACTCGACGCAGCCAAGTCCGAGATGGGCGACGACAAGTACTTACAGGAGTTTGAGTGTTCCTTCGACTCAGCCATCGAAGGCAGTTACTACGGGCAATTGCTCAATGAGCTACCGTCTGAGCGATTTCACGACATCCCTGTAGACGGGTTAGCTAAGACCTACTGCGCTTGGGACTTAGGGATAGGCGACTCCACTGCGATCTGGGTCTGTCAAAGAGTAGGATTAGAGACGCGACTGATTGACTTTGTGGAAAACCACGGCCAGGGACTCGATTGGTATGTGAACTGGCTGAGAACGAATCACTACGAGTTAGCCGAGCAGTTACTTCCTCACGATGTTCAAGTAAGGGAGTTGGGCTCAGGAAGGTCAAGACTAGAACTCTTGCAAGAAGCAGGGCTGAACATCACGATTGTGCCGAGAATGGGTGTTGACGATGGGATACAGGCCGTGAGAAGGCTGATCCCTTATTGTTGGTTTGACTCCAAGACTAAGCGCGGAGTGGACGCACTTAGGAATTATCGGCGACAATACGACGATAAGCGTCAAGTCTACTGGGATAAGCCTTTACATGACTGGGCATCTCATGCGAGCGACGCATTTCGGTATTTGGCAATAGGTATGTCTGAGACAACATCTTGGTCAAAGCCTCTCAAACCTAACGTAAGCTGGGTGGTGTAATGGACGACGGTAGACTTAAAGCAATACTTCAAGGCGAAATCGACAACGCCATAGGCTTTCTTGAAACAGAGACCGTAGAGCAACGTAAGAACGCGCTTACGGCCTACATGCGTGATCCTTACGGAAACGAGGTCGAGGGTCGCAGCCAGATCGTAACTGGGGAGGTGGCAGAGGCTATCGACGGGATGCTTCCGCCTCTCATGCGTTTGTTTACGTCTGCTGACCAAATCGGTGTATTTGAACCCGTAGGCCCAGGCGATGAGCCTATGGCTATGCAAGCCACCGAGTATTGCAACTGGGTGCTGATGAAGCAGAACCCAGGCATCTCGATCATGCACGATTGGTTTAAGGACGCGATCTTGCAGAAGGTCGGTGTTATCAAGGCCTACTGGGATGACTCTATTTCAGTCACGAAAGAACAGTACGCCAATCTGACAGACGATGAGTTAGCGATGTTGATGTCTGACGGGACGATGGAGATCGCTGCTCAGGAGACGATAGAGCAGGACATTGACGGTCAAGTCATGCGTGTTCATAACGTAGCACTCATGAAGAAAACCAAGGCTGGCAAGGTCAAGGTCGAGAACGTGCCTCCAGAGGAGTTTCTAATCTCTAAGGCGGGAAAGACCGTAAGAGATACGCCTTTTGTTGCACACAGGAAACTCATCACAAGGTCTGATTTAGTTGCGATGGGGTTCGATCCAGAGATCGTGATGAACCTTCCGGTTTACAACGACCTGGAGTTTAGTGCCGAATATATCGCTCGATACAACCGAGACGAACAGCCGTATATGGAGCCGAGTCTCGATAAGTCCATGCAGACGGTTGAGGTTTTTGAGTGCTATCTAAAGACTGACTATGACGGAGATGGGATTGCAGAACTAAGACGGGTGCATTTTTCGGGGAACGAAATCCTAAGCAACGAGGAAACCGATTATGTGCCGTTTTACTCCATCTGTCCTATTCCGATACCTCATCGCTTTTTTGGGGATTGCCCTGCTGATCGTACAGTTGATCTCCAGCTTATCAAGACTACTGTAACCCGTCAGATGCTCGATAACCTGTACCTTCAGAACAATACCCGCATGGGTGCTGTTGAAGGTCAGGTCAACCTCGATGACCTCTTAAGCGTTACACCTGGAGGTGTGGTGAGGATGAAGAATCCTGCTGCACTGGTTCCGA